GTCAGCAGCACCAAGATACATGGTACCACCAAAATTTTCATCAGCCGTAATTCTTACATCAGCATCACCTAAAATATCTACATCACCAACAGACCTAATGTTTGTCTCACCTCTGACTTGTAAGTTATAATTTCCACCTACCTGTACATTCATGTCTTTTAGAACGTTCAGGTTGCAGTTACCTTCAATCTCAATATTACAATCACCACCAATTAATATGTTTTTATTTGAAACGATGATTGTGAATCCGTTGCCATAAACTTTGTGTACTTCATCACCATTCGGATGCATCTCTATAAATGTTCCTGACCTATGCGATAAACACACACGTTCTCTGGTTGGCGTGTCGTCCATTTCAAATTTATGTCCAGCTTCAGTTTGCTGTACATTATTGTAAGGATATATTGGTTGGTAATATGTGTTTGCAGCAGACTCTGGTTCTGTCCACGTATTTTCTATTGGGGGTGAATTAATTTCAGACATAATTTAAGGTGTAGATTTGTTTTGGTTCGGTACAACTGCCTGAGCGGATACATTTTCTGCTGTTGGTAAAGTTGCATTGTAATTTGCAATCGTTCTATTTGCTGCCGAAACTTCTGCAGCAGAAGTTGGCACCAATAATCCTGTTGTCGCTGCTCCAGCAATAACAACTACTCCCGCAGCTGCTGTGCCTGCTAATTGAACAGTTTTAATTGTTTCGTTTGCGAGTGTTTTTGCTGAACTAACTAACTCTCCCAAACCACTGTCTGATCCGGCTGTCAATTCTTGCCAGAAATCTGTCAAAACACTACCAACCAGTTTTAGGAATTTGGCCAAACATTGTGCTAATAATGCTAAGAATCTAGCGGGCAAAGAACGTATCCAAGCAATAATGGCTCTAATTTTTGTAACGTATGCTAGTACATATCTCTCAAAATCAATAACGTCTTTTAAGAATTTCTGCACCGTTTTCAACCAACGAGCCGCTTCTTTGAGTTTGGCTGAAATTGCTGCAAATGCACCTGACTTATCACTCAAACCAAGTATCTTCAAAATATTACGGATTTGTTCTCTAATTGCTTGTGCTGTAGATTTGATGAATTTTTTCAGATATATGTTTTTTCTCATTTCATCAATAAAACTACAAACGTGAGCCAATTTTTTATTGTTGTTACCTCTACTTGTTCCAGTAACAACACTTCTTGCACACATCGGTATTGTTGGTGTTCCTGGAACACGGCCATCATTCTCTGCACCAGGAGGTGGTTTCAGATTTTCATTACCAACTATTGGTAAATCTTTTGCTTCTGGTCCTGTTGGTTCTACTGTATCTGCCATTTTAAATATACTCTTGTGTTGTTTGGTCTGGTTCTTTTTCTAATCCAGGTAAAACACCCATCATCACCGGTGCCTGACCTGATTCACCATCCATAAAAAACCCTACAATCCACTCACCCAACATAGGTGCTGAAAATGATTTTGAATGATTAATAGGATACATTGGAAGAGCCCAAGGCAAATCTTCCGTTGGTAAATCTATTTTGTTGTCGGTGTGCCAACCAAAAATTCTAACCTTGCATCTACCTAGGCCCAACGGATCACCTCTGAATTCATTAATGCCTATCCACCAAATAAATCCATCTTTGCCTATAAAATTACTACTCATTCACTGCTCCCAAGTATGATTGGTCTTGATATTTCAATTTAGTGTTTTCTTTTGCTAATTCCAAAACAGTTTGATATGTACCTTGTGTTTGTATAATATGCCTAACAGCAGTTACAAGATATATGCCTGAAAAATATTCATCTTTCTGTCTTGTGGCTGCTGTTGGTGTGCCTTCCGTGCCTAAAGAATATAACAAAATATTAACTGTTCTTCCTGCTGTTATACTACTGTCTCCAGGTATTATTGCCTTCATCAACGTGTAATTCGACAAGGCAATTTGTGCAGTCCTATTAGGCACGTATGTCTCTATGTATATGTCTTTGGCCACGCCATCCGGTTTTTGACTTATATATTCTTGGTCGATTTGATTTGCATTACTAAATGCCAATTTCAAAGAACTTTCATACATTTGTGTTTGGTGTTTACCAAATCTATTGATTGCTGAACCTGATTGTGTATATCCCAATTCATCTTTACTAAAATTTGTAACCGTCTTTGTTCTTTTAATTGGATCAATTGAAATCAATCTGTTGGCATACATACCAGAATTTGTTGCTTCTAGAGTGTCATATGTTTTTACGAATTCATAATCCAGAATGTTAAACATATTTTCAGCTCTGCTACCATAATTCAGGTCCGATGGTTGATATTTGTATGTTGCATAAGGAGTATCCGCAAACATTGATTGTATTGATTGAAAGTAAAATCCATCGTTTGTCTCATAGAATAACATATCTGCACCACCATTAATATCTGGCCTTGCATATGTTGATAACCAACTTATTGCTTCAAATGGTTTTATTCTAGGTATAACAAAATCATAAACACCATATGTTTGTTGTATGTATTTGACTTTTTTGGGATTAACTTTTAATCCATTGAATTCATCCAAAAGTAAACTACTTATAATGTCGGATATTACTGTTCCTTTGAAAGATTTAGAAATCTTCAGTTGTTCCGACAAAAACAATTCTTCCGATGAAAAATACATTGTAAAGAATTCGGAGTTTTTATTGCCAGCTGGTTTTCTATTACCAACCTTATATAATCTATATTTTCTTGAATTTTTATATTCTGATGATTGATTTTTTGATTTTCCGTAGATAATCTCAATAAATTCTGAACCATCTAATCTGAGTTTTTCGATAATACCGACAGCATCACGTAAAACAACATTACCAGAACAAGCAAAAGAGTATATGTCCTCAAAAAAAGACAATTCAATTACCAAATGCTTTAATTTAAAAACATCACCATAATCGGTAATAATATCCACTGCTTCTAAATTGAAGTCTTGTGCATATCTTGGTCCACCTGCTGGTGCGCTATTATCTTCAGCCATATTACTTCATCAATTCTAAAAATTGTGCTTCTAATGTATCAGCATAAATCTTATTCAATATCTTTATGTTTCTTTTTGATTCATTTAAAGTAGTTTCATATTCATAATTTGTAACTACCTTTTTTGCAACATTTACCTGAATTATTTCTGAACCTAATGTATATGTACTTGTTGTATTAGGTTGCAAACTGTTGTAAACTTCTTGTGAAATTGTTTCAGTTTCAACGGTTGTTGTATTTGTGTTTATATTTGTTTGTGTGGTAATTTTTTCATAATGATGTGTAAAATTTAAATTATTAGTATTGTATTTGTTTAAAATATATTTTTGAAATTTATTTGAACTTAATGGCCAGTCCCATTGTGGATCATTTAATTGATTACAATATAAAACAATCCAAAAACGATTGATATCTCCGTAATATTTGTAAGCAATAATTTCAGGAGTATCACCGTCTTGTACATCATAACTATAATAAACCAGAGCATTATTTAATACACTTGGTATTACACTTGCTCTTGCCATCAAATTTGTATAGACTGTGGTAACGTTGTTTTGGTCCACGTATCTTATTTTTGGTAAAGAATTAAAGTATTGCATTAGTATCCTGCCTCGATTGATGCTCTGTCAACCAAGATAATTTCTTTAAATGTGATGTTCACAATACTTTGTACCGGTGCACCATCTGTATGTGCTGTCCATCCATTTGGTGCATAGTTTACATCAATTGATTCAACCACACATTTTTGCAATCTTGGTAGATTCGTATTTGTTTTGCCTTGGAAACGGAAATCAATATTAAAATATGCAGGTGGCACCCAAAACATACCTGCAAAAGCAGTTGATGCAGCTGGTGCAGCCCACTTTCTAAACATTTTGATAATTTGTTTAACATCTTCAGCTTCTTTTGCTGAATATGGTGTAAATGTAAATGACATATCGAATGTTCTAAAGTCAATACCTTGAAACAACATTTGTTTCTGTGGATTGAAAACGTAACCAGCTTTGTTCAATATAACTTTTGATGCATCGTTGTTTACAACATCTGTAAATTTACTAACAACTTTACCTAAAAGTGGTATTGCACCTGCAGCTGATGCTAATGTTGTACTATCATCATAAGATGCAGCAGAACTTAAAGAAAAGTTTTCTGGCATGTACAAAGATATGTAACCGACTGGTGTACCTTTCCTCTCACTAAAAAAGTTTGTAACACCAGCAATTTTTCCAGCTATACTATCAAGTGCTCCAAAACCTGCGTTTAATGTGCCAGTTGCGGCTCCTCTAGGATCATCAACAACTTTTGTTACACCGTCTTTAACGGTTGATGTGAAACTATCCCATGTGCTGCTTAATGAATCAAACGAGAGACCGTTAATTGCATCTAGGCCTACTCCTGCAGCGTCAAATCCCATGTCCACAAAATTTCTATTCAAAACATATATGCCTTCCAAACCAATTTCTTTGACTTCTTCGATTGTAAAGAATACTGAATGTGATTTAGTTGAACTACCTAAGTCTCTTGGATACTGCACAAAGTCCAGTCCTCCACTTTCATACAATGATCCAAGTGGACCGCCTAGTAATCCACCTGGTATATTAATGCCGCCAATTGATGTTGGTATTGAAATAAGTGCCATCGTTTTGTTTTCTGAAAGAGTGATATATAGTATTTATGGCATATTCAGGAACGTTTCGACCCTCAAATCCCCAGAAATACATGGGAGACCACAAAAACATCATATATCGCTCATCATGGGAATGTCGAGTGATGAATTGGCTCGACAAAAATCCAAGTATTGTGTCTTGGGCCTCAGAAGAATTGATAATTCCATACAAATCACCAGTTGACAATCGTATGCACCGATACTTTCCAGACTTTGTTGTTAAAGTTAAAGACAAAAATGGCCAAACTAAAACGATGATGCTTGAAGTAAAACCAAAAAAACAAACAATGGAACCAGAAAAGAAGAAACGTGTCACTAAACAATATATACAAGAGGTTGTAACATGGGGTGTCAATCAAGCCAAATGGAAGGCTGCAACAGAGTATTGTTTGGATAGAGGTTGGGAATTCAAGTTGATAACGGAAGACCATCTTGGACTGTAACTAAATATCCGATGACGACAAAATCCATACTCACCACACTATCTGAAGAAAAGGTAGCGGCTCAATATCCAACAATGAGCCGTGAATCTTTGCGTTGGTTGTTGCAAAAAGTTGCAGCACTCAGAAATCCAACACGTTTATCTGTTCCAATCACAAAAGAACAAAATAGATGGACAAGACCAGGAGACAGACAGAAATTTTTAATGGGTGGTATGTATTATTTTGTGTATGATCCAAAAGGTAAGGCAAATTTACCATATTATGACAGATTTCCACTGGTATTACCACTTAAAAGACAATCTGATGGGTTTATCGGGTTAAACCTACATTATTTGCCGTTAAAGTACAGGGTTCTTTTCCTGCGTAAATTATTGAATTTCGCAATCTATGATGAGAACGATGAAATAAAGCGAATCCGTATCACCTATCAAATTCTGGAGGCTTCTTCCAAGTTAAAAGAATTTAGACCTTGCATCAAACACTACCTATACAGTCATATAAAATCCAGAATTCTGGCTGTAGAACCTAATGAATGGGATATTGCAACATATTTACCAATTCAGCAGTTCAAAAAGGCAAAACCACAAGAAGTCTGGAAAGATTCGGTCCAAGAAATAAGGAATTCTTAAATGGCACGTACACTCAACGATTTTAAATCAAGTTTCTCTGGTGATTTGGCTAGAACCAGTAGGTTCGATGTTGAAATACCTCTACCATTAACTTTGATACCATATATAAAGTCTGCACGTAGACTCAATTACAGATGTGAAGTTGCAAATTTACCTGGTAGAACATTTGCAACCACAGAACAAAAGACGTATGGTCCAATTGAAAAACATCCATATCTTACAACATACAATGATATTGATTTGACTTTTATTGTTGATGATGATATGCAACAAAGATTGCTTTTTGATGGATGGTTGAATTACATCAATCCAACATACAATTACAATATGCGTTACAAAGAAAATTACGCAACAACTTTGACAATCAATCAATACAACGTTTCAAACGAAAAAACATATGCTGTCAGTTTGATGGATGCATATCCAGTTTCTATGAATCAGTTGGACTTAGATTGGAACGGAGATGGGTATCATAAACTGACAGTAACATTTGCATACACATACTGGAAAAACTTGTCTCTACAAGCTTTGGGTATGGACCTTTTGGATGCAGGTTTAGATTCTATTGCAAGTGGAGCGGGTGGATTAGGTGGTTCTATAGGAAATGCTGTTTCGAGTGGATTTAGCGGCATAGCAGATTCAATATCATCACCAATAAATTTTAATGAATGAACTAAGGAGTTATTATGGCTTTACCAAAACTTGAAGTGCCAACATATGAACTGGAATTACCACTTTCTAAAAAGAAAATTAAATATAGACCGTATCTAGTCAAAGAACAAAAGGCCTTGATGATGGCCTTGGAATCTTCTGATGCGAAAACAATTCAACACAATGTCAGAGAAATTTTGACTGTGTGTACTTTGTCTAAAGATGTGGACATTGATGAATTGCCAATCGTAGATATTGAATATTATTTTCTACAGTTGAGAGCAAAATCAGTCAGTGAAATCTCCGAATCAAAATACCGTTGTAACAATGAAGTCGATGATAAAGTCTGTGGCAACATCATGGAAGCCAAGATTGATTTGACTGAGATACAACCAGTGCAAGAAGAATATGTGGATCCAGAAATTCAATTAACAGAAAAAATCACCGTTAAAATGAAGTATCCACCATTTAAGTTAATCAAAGATTCGGTTGATATGGATGACATTACAGAAGTTACCTTCAACATGTTGGCTCAGTCAATTGAATATGTTTATGATGGTGAACAATTCCACTATGCAAAAGAAGTTCCTGTAGAAGAATTGGTTGAGTTTATTGAACAACTAAACCAAGAACAGTTTGAGAAACTGGAAAAGTTCTTTAATAGTATTCCTAAACTGTCTAAGAAAATTGATATGACTTGTTCCAAATGTGGTTTTGAACACCACTTGGATGTGGAAGGGCTCGAAAGTTTTTTCGGCTAATACTTGGTTATGATGACTTAAAAAATTACTACAAGACTAACTTTTCATTGATGCAACACCATAAGTATAGTCTTACCGAACTTGAAAATATGATACCTTGGGAACGAGATATCTATGTCGCCATGTTGATTCAATATTTGGAAGAAGAAAACCAAAAACTAAAAGAACGACAAAGAAATAAATGAAGTTATTCGGAAATAAAAAAGAAAACAGTGGCGATAAATCGTCAAGTCCTGTTGCGTCTGAAAAAACAAAAAGTTCTGTTAGTTTTCTAAAAAGAACTGTAAGTAAAATCGGCAGTCTTTTTTCTAAAACAAATACCGAAAATACTGCTGAACCCATGTCTAACGCCAAATATCTCGGTGAAATTTATAAATTGATGGTGCAAAACAGTGTCGATATAAAATTAGAACGTGAACAACAGGTTAACTTTAGAGAAGAAGAAGATTCTGAGGAACAAAAAAGACACTCTGAAATAATCAGAGCTTTGACTATACGTAGAAGACCGAAACCTAAAGCAGTTATACGCCGTGAGAAGAAGGCGGAAGAAAAGGCCAAAGAACCGCCTAAGAAAACTGGTGAACCACCTAAGAAACCAGCAGATCCAGCTAAACCAGCTGAAACACCTAAGAAACCAGCAGATCCAGCTAAACCAGCTGAAACACCTAAGAAACCAGCAGATCCAGCTAAACCAGCTGAAAAACCAGTTG